TAAAAGGAGAAAAGAATAGCTTGGATAGTGGAAAAAAGAATTTTACATTGGGTGATAATACTAATAACAAATCAACAGTTTCATCAAAATCTAAAGCCTTAGGTTCAATTAAAAGTGAAGGGTTGAAAAATATGTTAGATAATTTATGATTACCACAACAATAGTAATTACAGTTTTGTCAGTTTTGGTCGTGATCCTAGGATTTACGACCATTAACCTATTACGTAAAAACGAAAGAGCCGAGGATATCGTAGTAGGTTATCTTGTCTATTTAGAGAAGATTTCAAAGGTTATAGAAATTTCAGATGAAAAATTAAAAAAGATTGACTATAAAGGGTCATTCCGTTCAGATGATGAAATAGGTTTTTTCTTCGAGCAAATCAAAAAGATTCAAGAAATCTTAAATGATTTTAAATTGAAGAAATCCTAAAAAACATTCATGGACCATATAATTAGAGAGAAAAAATCCCAACCCCAAAGTAGAAGATATTTTACTAAAGAAACAGAAGCTGCAATTGTAAGATATAATAATTCTGTAAATTTTGATGAAAGAAGTGATATTTACCAAAACTATATCCATTGGCCCTTTTATAAATTAACAGAAAACATAATCCATACCTTTAAATTTTACTATACAGAAGTAGAAAATTTAGAAGATTTACAACATGAGATTATGACTTTTTTACTTTCCAAAATTCACTTATTTAACCCTGAAAATGGAGCCAAAGCTTATTCATATTTTGGTACTATTGTTAAAAGGTGGTTAATTGTTTATAATCAAAAAAATTATAAAAAGAAAGTAAGTAATATACCAATTGCAGATCTTTCTAATTACTCTAATTTAGACACATCAGATCCAGGATTTATTACTTCAAAAAGAATGGATAATGAAATTAGCAGTATTGTAGATAGGGAAGAATACCTAGATGATGATGAGTTGGGGATGAAAGGTTATAAACATGAAGATAAATTATCTTGGTTTATGGATCGATATGTAGAATATTGTACTGAACATATTTTTGATATTTTTAGTAAAGAATATGATGCCCAAATTGCAGATGCTATACTAGAATTATTTAGAAAAAGAGATGCAATTGATGTTTTTAATAAAAAAGCACTTTACATTTATATTAGAGAACAAATAGATGTTAAAACTCCAAAAATCACTAAAATTGCAAATGTGTTATATGGAATTTTTAAAGAAAAATATTTATATTATTTAGAGCACGGTAAATTTCCATCCTAAAAATTTTATTTAAGTATATTTATAAATAAAACTATGGGACAATTAGATTCAGTGGTATTTGGTGAAAAACGATTCTCTGATATCCTAGAAGAAATTTATAATAATCAAAAGAAAAAAGAAGCTCAAGTAACAGCTTTAATTTCAGAATTAAAACCTTTAATTAACGAAATAGGGGATGCAACTCTTATTGTACCTCTTATTAAAGAATATATGGAAATTGGGGTTAAAAATGATGAACAATTAATTAAAATGGCTACAATTGTTCAACGTGCCCTTCAATCAGGTCAAAATGAAGATGGTAGTTTTGGCATTTCAGATGAAGAAAAGGCCCAATTATTAGAAGCAATGGAAGATTTACAAATTAAAAAAGATGATAAAGAAAAATAATGGCTAAGCAAGTAACAGGAGCTGCACCTTCATCTACACCATCCCCTTCACCAACTAATAACCAAATATTTTCAGCAAGGGTAAAAGGTATTATTTTAGATGATTCAGATTTAAATTTATTTAAATCATATGGAGAGTGGTCTGCTACTGGTTTAATATTTTTTGAAAGAATTGCTGCAAGTAATCCTGAAGCAAATCCCGATTCTAATAATTATGCTAGACCCTTATTTTCTAATCAAAAATATTACCCTTTAAAAAATGAAGTAGTTTATATAATATCTCTTCCAAATTCTAACATTCAAGGTCCAGTTAATTCTGTTTCATATTATTACTTCCAACCTGTTAATCTTTGGACCAGTAACCACCATAATGCTATTCCTAACCCGTTATCAGGTAATTCTCTCCCAGATGAACAAAAAAGAGATTATGAACAAACAGCTTTAGGTTCAGTTAGAAAAGTAACAGATGGTGGTACTGAGATTGATTTAGGTAGTACTTTTGATGAAAATTTAAATATAAAAACTATATTACCTTATGAGGGTGATATTATATATGAAGGTAGATGGGGGCAAAGTTTAAGATTTGGTTCTACAGTTAATAATTCTTTTATATCTAATCCTTGGTCACAAATTGGAAATAATGGTGATCCTATTACTATTTTAAGAAATGCTCAATATGATGATGGAAATGATCCTTGGGTACCTCAAGTAGAAGATATTAATAAAGAAGGTTCTTCTGTTTATATAACCTCAACTCAAATCATACCTATTGAAGTTTCAAGTAAATCTTATAAATCATATTCTTCACCCCCCACAACCCCAGATAAGTATGATGGGGAACAAATTATATTAAATTCTGGAAGATTAGTTTTAAATGCTAAAACTGATTCTATTCTTTTAAGTGCTGCAGATACTATAAATTTAAACAGTGTAGGGAGTGTTAATATTGATTCTCCAAAAACAGTTATACAATCAGATGAAATTTCTTTAGGAGATCTTAATGCTAAGGAATCTCTTATATTAGGAGATACATTTTTAAATGATCTAAGCAAACTCTTATCACAAATGGTAACACTATCAGCTGCTTTAACAACTCCCATAGGAGCAGGACCACCTTTCACAATTAACCCTTCAATTGCACCCCCTGCAGTTCAAGTACAAAATACAGCTACACAAATGTTAAATAAAATTTCAACTTATAAATCTAAAGTAAGTAGAACTAAGTAGAATTAATTATGTCTTTAACACAAAATTTACAAAGAGGCTCTAAAGGTAAGGATGTTAAAAAAGTTCAAAACTTTTTAGGCCTTGTTTGGGATAGTTCTAGTACCATCTATACTGAAAATGTTACTATCGAAGCTTCTAATGGAACTTTTGGAATGGATACAGAAGCAGCTGTTAGAGAATACCAATCAGAAAATGGTTTAAATGTTGATGGGATTGTTGGACCTCAAACTTGGGCTTCTATGGGGTTTGATGATATTGACCTTACTACTTTAACACCAAAACTAATATCAGTTAATACTAAATCATCATCAGATCGTCTTGAATTAAAAAAACCAATAGTCTATACACCTGTAACACTTAAAAAACCTAAAAAAACCGATTTTATATCTTTCCTTACAAATAATCAAAATAAGGCTATGGAAAAGATTAAAATAAAATTACAATCAGGTATAGAATTATTAAAAGTTAGGGCATTAGATGAAATATCGTTTAAATTAGAAGGTCTTGTTCCTATAACATTACCTTTTCTTATAAGGCCTATACTAGAAGCAGCACTTAATAAAGTTGAAGATGATAGAGAAGACAATAGAGATTTATTAGATCAATTTAAAGATAAAGATGGAAATTTAGTAAAAGTTAAAACTATTTCAACACTTAACTATATTCAAAATCTTCCACCTGAAGAATTATCTAAATTAAGCATTCTAACCCCACAACAAAAACAATTAACACTTCAACAGTTAGAATTATTAGAAGAAAATTTAAGTTTATTAATTAATACAAAAAATACTCTTTACTCAGGATTAGTCCAACTTACCTCAACCATATCTTCTTTAGAAAACATTACACAAATTACAGATAAAATAATTAGTGTTGCTAGTACTGGAGTTACAACTGCTAAAATAGGAGCCCTTGCTATTCCTACAGCCCCATTCCCAATTACAGCTGGTGTGATCACAGGAATTTCTGATACAATTAAACTTTTAGGAGACTTAATAAAAGAAAATGAAGGTAAGTTAAAACCTATAAATTATGTTGTAGAAAAAAATAAAGAAGATTTAATACCTATTGTGGAACAATTTAGTACAATAGATCCATTTGTTGGGTTAAGTATTAGTTTTATATCATTTATTAAACTTTTACTTAAATATCCAAACTTAACCCAACAAGATGTAGATTTAGCAAATCAAGAAACTACAACTAAATTACAGACTTCACTTTCACAAACCCCAGGACCAGCTTTTTCTGTTTCAAACAATGAAACAAATGCTATAGCCGATAAAATTTTAAAGGACCAATTAGATCCAAACTCACCCCAACCCTTCTTTTATAAAGGATTTAAATTAACTATTGAATTTGACCCTAATAATACTTTTTCAATCCCAGCAAGAAGAATAAAAGGTGAAAATTTTCAAAAAGTAAAATTATATTCTGTACCCCCTGATACAGGTACTGGTGAACTTAATACTTCTAGTAAATATTCATTTACAACATCAACCCAAGTATTACTTGAAGAAGTAAAATTTAATATTGATCAATATCTTACAGCATATTCAGAATCTGTTCAAAATAAGTTCACGGTCCAATTAGATAATACACCAGATTTACAATCATTTCTTAATGCTCCTGTTACTCAAACTCCCACAACTTCTACTTCAGGAACAAATGGTTCCTCAGGAAGATCAGAAAATAGTGGTTTAAATCCTTTTGGAACTGAAGGTTCAATTAATGGTCAAGTAAGGTTTAGAGGAGGTCAAGCTTGGAGGTGGTTAGGAGGAAACCAAAACAGATGGATTAAACATACAGTTTCTACTGTCCCATTTAATAGAAAAGGAGTCTATAATGGAGAAGTAAAAATACAAGAAGACAATTTATATGCAAATAAGTATAAATGGTCTGAAGTCCTATATAAATGGGAATTTCAATCCCGTGAAGCCCTTAGAAAATTTTAATATTTATAATAAAAATGAAATCTACAGAACTTAAAAAATTAATTAAAGGTGCCGTAAAGGAAGCCATCCAAGAAGAAATAAAAGACATTCTTTTGGAAGCTGTGCGTTCTTCTAAAACACCATCTGTAGCTGTTATGCAAGAATCAGTTACCAAAACAGCACCATCAAATGGAGTACCTAATCAACCTTCAATGACTGCTGCACAGAAAAAATCATTATATGAACAAGCATTAAATGATACTACAATGAATTTTAACTCTTCAAATGTTCAATCATTCCAACCTCAACCTGGATATGATGCAGCAAATGGTACACTACCATCAGGGGAAGTTAATATGAGTATGATTGCAGGTTTAATGAATAAAAAGTAAAATAAATGGCTCAAATTATAGCAAATAAAATCCCAATTGATCTAAATGCTCGTAAAGCAGTTGGATTTGGATTTCCATTAAATGGTAGTGCTGTATTTGTACCTACATATCAAACCAAAAATCAAATCCAAGCAAATTTAATTAATTATTTATTAACTAATAAAAATGAAAGGGTATTTAATCCTTCTTTTGGAGCAGATTTAAGAAGTTTAGTATTTAAAAACCCAACATCAACATCTTTAGATGAGCTTCAATTTGAAATTGAAAATGCCTTAACAATACTTTTTCCAGAAATTGAAGTAAAAGAAATAAATTTTAATGATCAAGGTGAAGAAAATTCTATAACTTTTAGTTTAACATATAATATAATTACATTAGGAATTGAAGATAGCATAAATATAGTATTACAATAATGGCTAATTTAAAAAGAGATATAAGATACATTAATAGGGATTTTAATAGTTTTAGAGATTCCCTTATAGAATATTCTAAAACATATTTTCCTAACACCTATAATGATTTCTCCCCAGAATCTACAGGGATGCTATTTATGGAAATGGCTTCTTATGTTGGAGATGTTTTGTCCTTTTATTTGGATAATCAAATTCAAGAAACCTTTATCCAATATGCTCGTCAAACTGAAAATTTATATAATCTAGCTTATATGTTAGGATATAAACCAAAAGTAACTACGGCATCCCATGTTGATATAGATTTCTACCAACAAGTCCCAGCTAAAACAAGTGCTAGTGTTGTTATTCCTGACTATGATTATGCTCTTTTAATCCCTGAAAATACTCAAGTATCTTCAGTTCTTGACGAAAATCAAAAATTCCTAATAGAAGATGTAATTGATTTTACATCATCTAGTTCTTTAGATCCTACTACAGTATCTATTTATCAAGTTCAAGGTTCCCAACCAACATATTTTTTATTAAAGAAAACAAGGAAAGCAATATCAGCAACAATCCAATCTACAACCTTTACATTTAATGCTGGAGTAAGATTTGATAGTAGAATTTTAAATGATTCTAATATTATTAATATTTTAGATGTTATAGATAGTGATGGAAATGAATGGTATGAAGTACCTAATTTAGCCCAAGAAAGTGTTTTTGATACAATTAGAAATACAAATACTAATGATCCAAATTCATCATCTGATGTAGATGCTCCTTATTTATTACAATTAAAACAAGTACAAAGAAGATTCGCAACTCGTTTTTTAAATTCAGGATCATTACAAATTCAATTTGGTGCTGGGAATTATGGAGACAATGATGAAGAAATTATCCCCAACCCAGACAATGTAGGTTTAGGTTTACCTTTTGACAAGTCTAAACTTACAACTGCATTTTCCCCAACAAATTTTGTATTTACAAACACTTATGGAATTGCTCCATCAAACACTACATTAACTGTAAGATATTTAACAGGGGGAGGTATAGCTTCAAATGTAGAAGCTGGAATTATAACTACTCTTGATGATACTAATATAACTTTTTTAAACTCTAATCTTACAGATACAGGATTAGCAGATCAAGTGTTTGGTTCTGTAGCAGCTAATAACCCTTTAGCAGCAAATGGTGGACAAGATGGAGATACTATTGATGAAATTAGACAAAATGCTTTAGGTAATTATCAAAATCAATTACGTATGGTAACTCAAGAAGATTATTTAGTTAGAGCTTTATCTATGCCCTCTAATTTAGGAGTTATTTCCAAAGCGTATGCAACCCCAACAAAAATATCTGAATATCAACCTGGGGAATTACCAACTATTTTAGATTTATATATTTTATCTTATGATATAAATAAAAAATTAAGAACAGCATC